AAAAGTACAGAAGCTATTACGGGCACTAATACAAAATTCTTTTTAAATAATTCTGCTATATTCATTATTTAACGATGTAAGCTACAACAAGAATAGCAACTACAAGACATTCGATCTTGTGGTCTGACCAGTAATGCATAGCTTTACTTTTTAATTTATTAATCATTTTTTTTCTCCTCGATTTCATAGAAGAACTTGTCGGTATCTTCAGTACGCCAAGCCCTGCTATCTTCTACATTCCATTCAGAAGTCTGCACTTTCCAGTCAGGAGTACTATCTTTCACCGTGAAAGAAGGTAGGTCCCATATACATCTGTTGTTAGGTTGTGCTGCAAAATTGCCATCATCTAAGGCAATAATGTGAGCGCACTTATGTTCGTGCGGAATCTCTGAATGATCAGTGTCAAGTATATTACTGTCTGGATGTGCAAAGTCAACGGTAAATAAATATTTTCCTGCGTGCCATTTTTTATCTTTTCCGATATACTTACCGGCTTGTCCGTCTAAAATATCCCAACGATGGACAGAAGGATAATAAGAAAAACTATTCCAGAGCTGTAGTTCATCAAGTCGTCTTGCGGGCACTCCGGATGCATCAAATCCCTTTTGAATAAACGCGCTAATTGGTAAGCGATAAAATATTGCACCGTTTTCCATAATAGCATGAAATAATATAGCACGGCCTGTAAGAGCGCTAAGACCAAACACAATGCAGTCTTCAACTTCTCCGTGATGTTTTTTACAATCATATAAATACTCTCTTCTTATTTGTGCATAAGTTGCTGGTATGTTTGCATTTAAGTAAGCCATAATTATTCCTCATTTATATTACCCCAGTTTGGTCCAGATTCATAGTCCACTTTATTTTTAACCACTAAAGGTATTGCAGTCTCCATTGTTTCTTGAACCGTGATCCGTGTTGCTTGATCCTTGATGGATACACAAAGCTCATCGTGTATCTGTATGTGAGGAACTATACCTTTTTCATATAACAAGACCATTGCCTTTTTTGTCATATCTGCAGCTGATCCTTGTACCAATCTATTTAAAGCTTTGTAAGTAAAAGCAAGAGTAAAGTATTCTCCAAACCAGAACTGTCTTTCTTTTTCTGTAAGCTCTTCATATTTACCAGGACTTTTAGGGTTTTCTTTTTTAGATAATGTTTTAGAATTATATAACAATTTAAACTTAGACCAAGCATCATCTTTTGATAGTAGTTTAGGATTAACCCAATCGCCTTCATATTTAATTGTATCATCTGCTTGTTTTATTGATTTAGCTTCTGGATCCCATTCTTCAAACTTACGTATCTCACTATTCCATCTTTTATTGACGCTTTCATATTTATCAAATCTACAAAACCTATCTCCAAGAGTAAAAATTAATTTATTATTTTTAGCAAACCTCATCAGACCATCTGATAATTCTTTAACAAAAGGGACTTTTCTATGATAAGTATCAAACAAAGTTTTTGCTTGAGCTGTATTTAAATTTAATTCTGCCTGTAACTTACCTTTACCCATACCATAGAACAATCCAAGATTAATTGTCTTAGCTTGTTTTCTAGATATTTTAGCCATGTCAGCTACTATTTGGTGAAAGTCTGCTTCAGAATCATCAAATTGTTTTTTTAATTCTTTACCTTCTTTAGATATACCTACGTCTTTAAATTTTTTCTTACCAGTTTTTTCATCAACATATTCTTTTAATTCTCTTAATATCTTCTTTATTGCATAATGTACTACAATCCTTGGTTCTTGCTGAGAATAGTCAAAACTACCCCATCTATGGCCTTCCTCGGGTATAAATAACTCCCTCATCTTCTTTCCTATATAACCTTTAGAAGGTATTTGTTGTAGGTTTGGATTACTCATTGAGAATCTACCAGTTACAGTTCCTCCACCATCTCCTCTAATTTGATTTATATCTGCGTGTATTCTACCTTTGTAAACATAACCTTTTAAACCTTCGATAAAAGTATTTACAGCTTTATCAGCTTCTCTTGCTTTTGATACCATTCTTAAAAATCTATCTTCATGAGTTTTTAAATAATCTTTTGGAAGTTTAGGCATTTTTGATTTAGCAGTCTTTTCAAAATTTGTTATCTTTCTATTATCTAGTAATTGTTTTATAGAAGTTGCTGCCCACAATTGAAGATTTAATTGTGTATGTTTTTTTATTATTTTTAAAAGATTGTCTCTTCTAAATGTTAGTCTTTTACCAAGACGTTCAAGTTTTTGGGTATCTATCCTAACCCCTTTAAATTTCATGTCAACTAGACAAGGAAATAATCTTGTTTCTAATTCAAATATATTTCTGCATGTATACTCTTTATTGTCTTCAGGTTTTATGTATAATACTTTGTCTAATTCTTTATTAAATAAATTCCATAATTTTAAAGTTAAGTCTACGTCTTGTTTTGCATAATCTTTTACTACACTAGAAGGTAGTTTGTGCATGTTAGACATTGGATCTCTTTGCATGCCACCAGACCATTCAAAAGTTTTTTCTTGTAAGTCATACTTGTATTTATTTTCACCAAGAAAATCTTTAGCCAAAGCATCTAATCCATATTTAAATCTGTTTTCATCAATTACAGAAGCAGCTACCATTGTATCTAACAATCTTCCTTTTAACATCTTGCCTGTCGTTGCTCTTAACCAACAAACATCATAGATTGCATTATGAAATACCTTTGCAATCTTATCGTTTTGTAAAAGTTTTGTATTCATTTGATCCCAAAACTCTTTTAATTCTTCTTCAGATTTATCATCGTCACTATGTTTCAATGAAAAGTAAACTGTGTCTTTACCTGTAGCTACAGCTACCCCTGTAATAAAACCATCTTCTCTAACTGCACCTAAACCTTTTGTTTTAAGGTTTGGATCGTAAGTTTCTATATCAATAGCTACTGTATCTATACCTTCTAAGTCTAAGTCAATTGGATGATTACACATTTTTATCTTCTTTCATTTTTTGAATTTCTAATTCACAGTAATGAATTATCTTCTCCAAGTCTTGTATACCGTTTTTCTCAATATATCTACAAACATATTTCACAACGCACCCTTGAAAGAACGTGAGTCCGTTTTTTGAAATAAATTCGTATGGTTGAATTGGAAAAAATTTATAATGTGATCCTCCAATTTGTTTGTCTTGTGGAAATGCGTTTTCCAAGTCATTTTTATGTGTCATGTTTCCTCCTTTAAAGTTCTAAGATTTCTCTCCAATTGTTTTGTATTTTTGCTAAAGAATAAGTGCCAGAAGATCCTATAGTCCAACAATCTATTCTCCCTCTACTATAAGCAACATAAGCTAGTCTTGTTGCTTCAAAGCCTTTAGTTTCTGGATAGTATGTAGATAAATCTACTATTATATTATCAAAGGTTAACCCTTTTACTTTATGTATTGTATCGTGTTGAACTCTTGGTTTTTTAGTTGTGTCCATACCATTAGTTAAAACTTTATTAATGTAAGGTATCTTTGCAATTAATTTTTCATTATCTTTTAATTTTTCATAATTTAAAAGTTGAGAGAGTCTTTCAAATTGTTTTACTTCTGGTTTTAAATAACCTGCATCTATAAGTTCTTGAACATTATACTCTCTATCAATTAAAGGTTTAAGTTTATCAACACTACCTTGACCATAAACTTTTACTTTTGATCCCATTAACTTCCAGTAGTCTTTTATCTGTTGTTTAGAAACTTTATCATTTATAAAAGTTTTCCAATTTTTAAAACAACCAAAATGTTCTCTAGATACATAAGCACTGCTTGATACCCTTTTATAATCTATTCCATTATTTTGTAAAAATTTATTTATATGTTCATGAGTAGGGTTGCCTCTGTATGTAAATAAAAATGTTTCGTCTGTGTTTAAAATTTTATTAATTAAAACATCTTTTGCCTTACATCCTTGATCCAATCCAGGTATATAATATGATTTTCCAACAACATCGGTTGGAGTCCAAGTTCTTTCTGAGTACCTACCATATTCTTCCCACACAGGTGCAATAATATTTCTACATATTTTGTTAATAGTTTGTCCACACCTTAAACCTTCAGTAAGTTCATTGGCTTTTGCTTGTTCCGTGTTAGCTAATTGATAAAAGTATTCAGGGTCTGATCCTGCATATTCGTGAATAGTTTGATCAGCGTCTCCTATAAAAATAAATTCTTTTGCATATGTGGCTGCTTTTTGTAGAGCAGCTATCTGAGGTTTACTACAGTCTTGAGCTTCATCTACTATCAAAACATCAATATCAGTAGGTATAGCTGCTTTAAATCTAAAATTATCTATCATGTCTACAAAAGATATTCTTTTATGTTCCAGATCATTTCTCCATTCATCATATTTTTCTTTTAACTCTAATAGACCACCTGGCCCTTGAAGACGATAACCTTCGTAACGAGATCTTTCACAAAGAGCCCAAAATTTTTCAAGTTCTTCTTCAGAAGTTAAGTCATAACCTTTACCATGAGCGTGAGAAATAAATTCATAAAGAGGATGTTTATCCCAAGGAATATTTTTTTTTACAATATTCATTCCTGAATTATCTTTACAAAAAGCCTTATGATCTCCATGTTCATATTTTTTTATATTTAAATATTCTGCTTTAAAATAAGAATGAATAGTACATATTTGATCTTGTAAATTTGTGTCTGCTATATGCGCTATTTCTGGTATGTCTGGTAAACCTGTTTCTTTATTTACTTTTTTTACAGCTTTTACAATTTCATCAGCTGCTGTGTTTGTGTGAGATAAAATTACAATTCTATCCCAAGGATATTTTTTTAAAAAACCAGCATATTTATTTTTTAACCATTTGTGAGTTTTACCTGTACCAGGAGGACCTGGAATAAAATTTGGAATTTTTAAACTATTCATCATTGCCTGTACTGTCTCCTATATAGACAGACTCTCCTTCCCATATTAATTTATTGTCTTCTACTTCTTCTCCTTTTATTACCCAAGCAACACAAGATTTATTTTTGTACTTACCTTTGTCCTTTTCACCTTTTAAGATAGTTTGAACTTTTTGAACAAGATCAGGTCTTTTTAAATTTACTCTATTTTTTATTAATTCTTTTTCAAAGTTGTTTAAATCAAATTCTATTGTTCTCTTTTCTTGATTATAATAAGGTAATTTATAAACAGCCAACTGTTCCTTATCCATATAAACACCTTTGGCATCTAAATAATCTAAGAAAAACATTTTAAATCGAGAGTCTTCTTCTGCTTCTTTTACATATTCTTTTGACTGTTCTCTGTTGTAAAATTTAGCCATCATTATTTCTTCAAATTCTTTTGATGTCATTCTAGGTATCCATACTTTTGCTTGACTCATAGCAATGTCACAAAACAATTTTAAATTCATAAGTGATTCACCATCAATCCAAATTTTTTTTTTAATTGTTTTTAAACCAACTCCATCCACATTTTTTTGTGGTACATTTAAATGTACATAATATCTGTTTGCTCCATACTCTTCTATTTTTTCAATAGTGTCTTTTGATACCTGTAAAGATGCATCTTTAAATAGACCTATCCAATTAAATAAACTTGTTATGTTTTTATGACTGTAACCTGTAATTTCATGAATTTTATTTATTCCAAATTTTCTAGCAGTTTTTCTGCTTGAAGTTCCTTTTTTTAATCTTTTTGCTAAGTCCTCATCATCTGCATGTTCTGCAATTCGAGATACAAAATTGTCTATTTCATCGTCCGTCCAATCAGAATTTTTAACTAAAACTCCTGCAATTGCAGTGCAATAATCATCTCTAGCCCCTGTACTAGGATATATAATTGCAAGTGCTGCAGACAAAGCAACTTTACCTACATCTATAGATAAGTTTCCTTGATACTCTCTTATCTCTTCAAACTTTTCCCATCTTACATTTGTTTTTGATTTACTGTGTAAAGAACCTGGAACTATAGTGTATCTTTTTTTCTCAGTTCTTAATTCACATATCATTGAACCATGTGGAA